GCTAAATTAAGGACTAAATTGCCTAAGTCGCAACCAGAATTCTATAAAGAATATGTGAATGCTCAAGTGCCTGATAGGTTTAAGAGAGAATTATGGCATGATCGATATGGTTATTCAAGACAAGCACCTGAAGGTTTTGCTTTGAGAGAAGATTGGGTTGCAATACGAGATAGATTGGTTGGTCAAATAAAATCTGAAGATCCAAATATGAGAACTAGATCCAATAGAACTGTTAATAAAGTTCTAATGGATAGATTAAATGCATTACCTGATTCAGAAAATCCATTGAAGTATGATCGACAAATATTGAATTGGGGTTTAAGTCAATCAAACTCTGACGAAGTATCTTATGCTTTCATGATGGCAGAAAGAGTTAGGGTCGGATCGGAAGAAGCCAATCTAAAAGAGTGGTTAGATCAGAAACCTTATGGCGATGCTATGTGGGATGCATGGTGTAAATATGTCAGGTGGGGTGCAAGGCAACCTTTAGATTTGGATAAATATGAAGAAGCAAAAGCTAAGTTTGTGGCTCGAAGAGCTGCAAGATCAGTGGCTATGAAGAAAATGGGATTAGCAAGAGCTGATCCTGATTTTCCAAGATTTATAGTTGGAAAAACCCAAATGAAATTGAAGAGTACATCTATAAAAGATGCTTCAGCGTTACAGACTACGTTGACTATGGATGATGAATATTTATTCAATATGGGTCATGTTGGGGTATATTTACTGGATTGTATCCTGGATTCTTTACCCGATTATGTTTACTTACATGCTAAAAAGACATTTGGAGATATGGCCAACTTTGTTGCCGAATATTATGCTGTTGACGAATATTGGGAAAGTGATTTAACGCAACAAGAGCAAAGTATGAGGGGTGGTGCCCTTCAGTTTACTCTTAGATTGATGGAGCATTTCAGTATACCGGGAGAAGCCATTGATTATTTCAAATCTATGAAACTAAATACTAAAGTAGGAAGATTTGTGTTAGCACTTCAAACAGCATCAGGTGAAATATTCACCTGGCTGATAAATACTTTAGGTAATGGTAGTCGAATAGCATTGAAGTATAACCTAAAACCTGGGGATCCTATGATGTTGACTGGAGATGATTCATTGACAAATAGAAATTTGCGAGAAAATCCAACGTGGAAGCAGTGGGAACCATATGATTTTGCTACAGAAAAGAGTGAGTGTAATCAAGGTAGAGGAAC